ACTATTTTGAGGAGAAGAACATTCTTCTTGACATGGAGAAGGAAATATATCATAATATAATATGGGATCCATTCAACGAAATGTTGGAGGATCCTACTTTGAATATCATGCATAGACCAGAAGAATCTAAACTTCAGTCTATGTGGTATAATGTTTATCGTGATGATAAGTGTTGGCACAAAACACATACTCATCCGTCTTCTACATTCTCTGGCATCTATCTCCTACATCTAGAAGGAGATAATGGTACAGTGTTTACTCAACTTGGGCATCAGTTGTTTGAGATGAACTATAACACAAAACATAATGTAGAGGGAGAGGTGATTATATTTCCGTCATCTCTACCACATAGTGTGGTGTCTTTTGGAACTCATAAGGTTTCTATTTCATTTAACATTATGTCTAGAAATAACAAATACGGAAATATATTTTGACAAATTTAATTTTAGGTGCTATAATATGGCAGTATCAGTTGTCACCTTTAAAACAGGTGAACGTGTTATTACAGAATTAAAAGAGATCTTTGATGAAGAAGGAGACAACAAGAAAGGTGTCTGTCTTCTCATGGAAGAACCATACATTTTAAATCTGGAAGGTAGCACACCTCAGTATCTTACTGAACAGCAAGGTATGGAATACCAAGTAAAATTCAGTAAATGGAATCCTTATTCTCCTGATTGGCAGTTTAAGATACCATATGATTGTGTAATGACAATCAGTACTCCCGAACCAGGATTACAAGATGCTTACGAAAGAAAACTTCAAGAAAAAAAGGAATTAACTAATGAATGAAGAGTTGAAAACAAATCATAATGTTAGAATCGTCACTCTATCTACAGCAGAACGTGTTCTCTGTATGTTTGGTGAGGTTAAAAACGATGAAGAGAAGGTAGTTGGATATAGATTAGTATATCCATATCTACTTGGTCTTGGACAAGTAAATGAAGATGGTACTATACCTATCAATTATTCTAGGTGGTGTCCTTACTCTCCTATCGAAGATCATAGGATTAGTGGTGACCATATTATTAGCGTCGTCTATCCTGACAATAATATTCTCAGTAATTATGCTGAAAGATTAAAAGAGATTGGATTAAAAGAAGAACAAATTTTCTACGAGGAAAAAACTGATGGAGATAGCAGCGAATCTACTGCGACTGAGTAATGAATGGATAGTTGCCCAAGTTGATGAAGTAGAAGGAGAACTAATACCTGGTGATCCTGATTGTATACTTCGTAAACCTTTTGAGGTGGACAGTGAAGGCAACTTAAGTCATTGGCCAAAACATTCTGATGACTCTGAGGTGATTGTCAGATCATCTGACATTACTACTATTGTAGAACCTAGCAAGAATCTTCTTGCAAACTATATTAAGTCTCTTGAATGAAGTTTTATACGAGTGTTGAACAAGCAGGAAATCGTCTCCTTGTAAGGGGATATAATAATGGCGAAAGATATAGCGTTCGGGTTCCTTTTAACCCAACGCTTTTTTTGCCCTCAAAAAATTATTCTAAATGGAAAACACTAGAAGGAAATGCTGTAGAACCACATAAGTTTGGTTCTATATCAGAAGCAAGAGAGTTTGTAAAACAATACAAAGAAGTTCCTGACTTTGACATTTATGGGAATACAAGATTTTTATATCAGTACATAGCAGAACAACATCCAGAAGAAGAACTAAAGTTTGATAGTAGCAAGATTCGTATATTCAATATTGATATTGAGACTGCTGCTGAGAATGGATTTCCAGACATAGAATCTGCTGATCAAGAGATACTTGCTATCTCTATCAAAGATAGTTTCTCTGGTAGAATTACTGTGTTCGGGGCAAGACCATATGATAACAAAGATCCTATGGTTGATTACATGCACTTTAGATCGGAAGAAAGTATGATGAATGCTTTCTTAGATTACTGGCAAGCAAATTATCCTGATGTTATTACAGGATGGAACGTGCAGTTGTTTGATATGCCATACATCTGCAATCGTATTGAACGTATACTAGGTGAGAAGTTTGTAAAATTATTATCACCATGGAGATTGGTATCACAACGTGAGATCTTCATCAAAGGTCGTAAACAATTTGCGGTTGATACACTTGGTATATCTACGTTAGATTATCTTGAACTATATAAGAAATTTACTTACACCAATCAAGAGTCTTATCGACTCGACCACATATGCAATGTTGAATTAGGTGAGAAGAAACTTGATCACTCTGAGTTTGATACATTCAAGGAGTTCTATGAAAAAGATTGGCAAAAGTTTATTGACTACAACATCCATGACGTTCGTCTTGTTGATAAACTAGACGATAAGATGAAACTGATAGAACTCGCATACACCATGGCATATGATGCCAAGGTTAATTATGAAGATGTATTCAGTCAGGTTCGTATGTGGGACAACTACATATACAACGAATTAAACAAACGTAAAATTGCAATACCCCCCAAAAGAGAAGAAACTAAAGATACAAAATACGCAGGAGCATATGTCAAAGAACCAAAAGTGGGATTTTATGACTGGGTTGTTTCTTTCGATCTCAATAGTCTGTATCCTCATCTCATTATGCAATATAACATCTCTCCAGAAACCCTCGCAGAGACTAGACATCCCAGTGCAAGCGTTGAGGGGATCTTAAATCAAAAGGTAGAAGTTGATAAACAATATGCTACATGTGCAAATGGTGCACAGTATAGAAAAGATGTGTCTGGTTTCTTACCAGAGATGATGAGAAAGATGTATGACTCTAGAGTTATATTCAAGAAACGAATGATCAAAGCAAAGCAACAGTATGAAAAAACTCCTACAGTTGAACTGACTAAAGAGATTGCTCGTTGTAATAATATACAGATGGCAAAGAAGATATCTCTTAACTCTGCCTATGGTGCTATTGGTAATGAACATTTTAGATATTACAAGACAGCAAATGCGGAAGCAATCACACTGTCAGGACAGGTTTCTATCCGTTGGATAGAGAATAAAATGAACGGTTACCTAAATAAACTACTCTCTACAGTCAAGGAGGATTACGTAATTGCATCTGACACAGACTCAATATATCTTAATCTTGGACCTCTTGTTAATAAATTTTTTGCTTCTAAGTCTAGCGACAAAGCAGCAATTGTTTCCTTACTTAACAAGATCTGTGAAGAAAAACTGGAGCCGTTTATCGACAAAAGTTATCAGGACTTGGCATCGTACGTTTCGGCGTACGAACAGAAAATGAGTATGAAGCGTGAGAATATTGCAGACAGAGGTATATGGACAGCAAAGAAAAGATACATATTAAATGTATGGGACTCAGAAGGAGTTAGATACAATGAACCCAAGATGAAGATCATGGGTCTAGAAACTGCTAGGTCATCAACACCAGCATACTTTCGGGATAAATTATATGCAGCGTTTCAGATTATTATCGGCAAAGACAATGATGAGCTTATCTCTTTCATCAATGGAGTCCGCAGCGAAACAAGGGAGCGACCCTATGATGAAGTCGCCTTCCCACGTGGATGTAACAACCTCTCAAAATACAGACATCCAACAGATATTTACTCAAAAGGAACCCCGATCCATGTCAGAGGGGCACTCCTATACAACTGGTACGTCAAAAAACATAAAGTAGAACATAAGCATCCATTTATACAGGAGGGTGAGAAGATCAAGTTTATGTACTTGAAGACACCTAATCCTATACATGAAAACTGTATCAGTTTCTTTGGTGAACTGCCAAAGGAATTTGGTATAGAGAAATATGTTGATTATCAAACACAATTTGAGAAGAGTTTCTTGGAACCTCTCAAAAATGTGCTACAATGTATTGGGTGGCACCACGAAAAAGTTATCACTATTGGGAGTTTCTTTGAATGACTAAAAAAGTCTTTGTTGTCACATGGACTAACCACGTTGTCGGGCAAATAGATTCTGATAGCGTAAAATGTTTTGAGGACTATGACACTGCTCGTTCTTTTGCTAAACTTATGAGCAGTGATTATGATTATGTAAATTTTTATGAGGATGAAGCAACACAATGGGATTCTTAGATACAGTAATTAAAGACAGTGGTAATGAGTTTGCCAGTATAGTAAG